TGGTATCTAGAGATTACAGCACGGTAACTAAAGCTATAACTGTTGCAGCTACTGCTGGCGGTGCTAGTGGTGATGTGCTGTATACTGCTCCTTATAAGTTTGATGCAGAAATAGACTTTTTACATGTAACAAACGGTGCAAGCTCTAATAAACATGTTACTATAGAGTGGTATCACGCAGACACTGACACTTATCACACAATATTAAATGATAAAGTTATAGCAGGTAATGATACCTATGATGTAGTTTCTACTATAATGTATTTACATGCTGGTGATAAAATAGTTTGTCACGATCCTGCTAGTGGTGGTTGTGAGGTTGTATTGTCAGGTAAAGAATATTTTAACTTGACTAGATAGCATAACGGCTATATTATATTAGCAGTACTATAGCGCTAACATTTGTGTATAACTACCCTTGTACAAAAACAAGGAGAAAGTACATGAAAAAATTATTACAAAGAATGTGGGATGCCCACGTAATCAGACAACAAAAACGTGCAGACTTTAAAATGCTACATATGTTGTCAGACAGAGAACTAAATGATCTAGGAATAGGTAGATCAGAAATAAGGAACGCAATTTATGGCAAGGACATTAACTGAAAGACAACAAAGGTTCTTGGATGTATTATTTGATGATGCTGGAGGAGATGTTGTAGCTGCGAAGAAGTTAGCTGGCTATGGTGACAACTCCAGCACAACAGCAATAGTGGAGGCTTTAAAAGATGAAATCGCTGAAAAAACTAGGACTTACTTTGCTCGAACTGCCCCGAAAGCTGCTTATGCGCTTATGGGCGCTTTGCAAGATCCCACTCAGTTGGGTATCAAAGAAAAAATGATAGCCGCCAAAGATGTGCTTGACAGAGCAGGTCTTGGTAAAGTTGATAAGGTAGATGTCACCAGTGGAGGTGGCATTTTCTATTTACCACCAAAAGAAGGTGAGAACGAATAATACCTCAAAGAGAATTGGGATTCTGGCAGTTACCTCTGCCTCCCAAAGGACACAACAAAGAATGGCACGTTATAGCTAGGACTACTTTAAAAGTTCCGTTTGGCTATGAGGTGCATCCAGAGAATGATAAGCTACTTGTTCCTGTAGAACATGAGCTAGAAGCGTTAGAGCTTGCAAAACAACACCTCAAGCAGTATAGTTACAGAGCAGTAGCGCAGTGGTTGAGTAAAGAAACTGACCGATACATTTCACACATGGGTCTAAAGAAGAGAATAGAAGTTGAGCAAAAACGTAGAAAAGCATCTGCAATTAAGCGCAAGCTTGCCAAGTGGCTCGAAGAAACGCTCTCGCAAATCGAGAAGCTCGAAAAGCAAGGAGTCGGAGCCTACTCAGAAGCCAGCGGAGATCGAAACCCCCCAGATCCCAGCGCAGGTAGTAGCACCTGAGTATGACGTAGAAGAAGCACAGGAAGTTGTATTCAAGCCTAACGAAGGGCCACAGACATCTTTCTTAAGTTCTTCTGAACGAGAAGTTTTGTACGGAGGGGCTGCTGGTGGTGGTAAGTCATACGCTATGCTTGCAGACCCACTACACGGCTTAAACAATCCTAACTTCTCTGGACTCCTTGTACGACACACAACTGAGGAACTAAGGGAACTTATACAGAAGTCGCAGGAGTTGTACCCACGTGCCGTACCAGGAATCAAATGGTCAGAGCGTAAATCTCAATGGGTATCTCCTAAAGGTGGAAGACTGTGGATGTCGTATCTGGATAAAGATACCGATGTCACACGTTACCAAGGACAGGCTTTTAACTGGATTGGATTTGACGAACTTACTCAATGGCCTACACCTTACGCTTGGGATTATATGAGGTCACGTCTTCGTAGCGCTCATGGTAAAGAGTTAGGGCTTTACATGAGAGCAACTACAAACCCAGGTGGCGCTGGACATTCTTGGGTAAAGAAAATGTTTATTGATCCTGCACCAGCAGGAAAACCTTTTTGGGCTACAGACATTGAATCAGGCAAAACTATTACATTCCCTAAAGGACACAGCAAGGAAGGTCAGCCTTTATTTAAGCGTAGATTTATTCCTGCGTCACTCTTCGATAACCCATACCTTGCCGAAGAAGGTGACTACGAAGCTATGCTCTTATCACTACCAGAGCATCAACGTAAGCAACTCCTTGAAGGAAACTGGGACATCAACGAAGGAGCAGCGTTTCCCGAATTTGACAGAAATACCCACGTTATCGAACACTTTGAAGTGCCTGACAGTTGGGTTAAGTTTAGGGCGTGTGACTACGGTTACGGCTCTTATACTGGCGTACTCTGGTTTACTGTATCTCCTGACGAGCAGCTTATAGTATATAGAGAGTTATACGTTTCAAAAGTTACAGCTTCCGATCTAGCAGATCTTATATTAGAAGCAGAACATAAAGATGGTGGTATGAGATACGGTGTGCTGGATAGTTCTTTGTGGCACAACCGTGGCGATACTGGGCCATCGTTAGCAGAGCAAATGAACATGAAGGGTTGCCGATGGCGTCCATCTGATCGCTCAAGAGGCTCACGTATCGCAGGTAAAAACGAGATACATAGGCGTTTAAAGGTAGACGAGTTTATAGAAAAGCCTATGTTAGTATTTATGAACAACTGTGTAAATACTATTGCACAGATACCAAGCATCCCACTGGACAAAAAGAATCCAGAAGATGTAGACACCAAAGCAGAAGATCACTTGTATGATGCTTTACGCTATGGTATAATGACTAGACCACGTAGTAGTATATGGGATTACAACCCAGCCAAACAACGCACAGGCTTTCAAGCCAGTGATACAACATTCGGGTATTAAATATGGCAGAAGAAATGTTTGAAACAGATGAAGTCGTTGCAGCAGAGGACGCACTCGACTCTATCTTTAAAGAAAAAAGCAGCGTAATTGGCTTTGTACAAGACCGCTACAAAAGGTCTGAAGACTCTAGGTATGCTGATGAACAGCGATGGCTTAGAGCATACCGTAACTATAGAGGTATATACGGATCTGATGTACAATTTACAGACTCAGAAAAGTCAAGAGTGTTTGTAAAGGTAACTAAAACTAAAACACTAGCTGCATATGGACAGATAGTAGATGTACTGTTTGGTAATAATAAGTTTCCTCTATCTATAAATCCATCTGTATTACCTGATGGTGTAGCAGAATCAGTACACATAAACATAGACCCTAATGCAGAAAACGCTAGTGGGGCTATTAGTGATGCTATGACTACACCAGCGCCTAAGCCTTACTTAATAGACGGTGAAACTCAGTTACAACCTGGTGAAACACTTGTAGATTTACAAGCAAGACTAGCTGGGATGCAAGACAAGTTAGCACCTGTAAGTGAAAAGATAATAGAAGGTGAAGGTACTACAGCTACAACTGTAACATTCCATCCTGCAATGGTTGCAGCTAAGAAGATGGAAAAGAAAATCCATGATCAGCTACAAGAGTCGGGAGCTACCACACACCTAAGAAGTATGGCATTTGAGATGGCACTTCTAGGTACAGGTGTTATGAAAGGTGCGTTTGCTGTAGACAAAGAATATCCTAACTGGAATGAGGACGGTGAATATGATCCTATCATAAAGACTGTACCAGAGTGTGACCATGTAAGTGTATGGAACTTTTATCCTGACCCTGAAGCAAAGTCTATGGAAGAAGCTGAGTATGTTGTACAAAGACATAAGATGTCACGTACACAACTACGCAAGTTAAAGACACGTCCTTTCTTTATGGACGATTCTGTACAGTTAGCTATAGACAAAGGACCAGATTACGTACAAAAGTACTGGGAAATGACTATGGAAGATGATGACACTCAACCAACATCAGAGCGTTGGGAAGTGTTAGAGTTTTGGGGTTTTGTAGATACTAAACTTTTAGAACAACATGGTGTTGACATACCTAGTGAACTAAGCGATTTAGATGAGGTTAACTGTAACGTATGGATATGTAACGGTGAAGTACTACGTTTTGTACTAAACCCATTTAAGCCTACACGTATTCCTTACTACGCTGTACCATACGAGCATAACCCATACTCATTCTTTGGCGTTGGTATCGCTGAGAATATGGATGATACACAGACATTGATGAATGGCTTTATGCGTATGGCTATTGATAATGCTGCACTATCAGGTAATCTTATCATAGAAGTAGACGAGACTAACTTAGTTCCCGGACAAGACCTATCAGTTTATCCTGGAAAGATTTTTAGAAGACAAGGTGGCGCTCCAGGACAGGCTATATTTGGTACAAAGTTTCCAAACGTAGCTGGTGAAAACATGCAACTATTTGATAAAGCGAGGGTTTTAGCTGATGAGTCAACGGGATTCCCATCATTTGCCCACGGACAAACAGGTGTCAGTGGTGTTGGTCGTACTGCTTCTGGTATTAGTATGCTTATGTCTGCTGCCAACGGAAGTATCAGAAGTGTTGTTAAGAACGTAGATGACTACTTAATTAAACCACTAGGTAAAGCATTCTTTGCATTCAACATGCAGTTTGACTTTGATGAAGAGATACGTGGAGACTTAGAGGTAAGTGCATCTGGTACAGAAAGCTTAATGGCTAATGAAGTACGTAGCCAACGCTTGATGCAGTTCTTACAAGTTGCACAAAATCCAGTACTTGCACCTTTTGCAAAAATGGATTATATTATACGTGAGATTGCAAAGAGCATGGACTTAGATCCTGATAAGGTAACTAATTCTATTGCTGATGCAGCTATACAAGCTGAAATATTAAAAGGCTTTCAAGCACCTGCACAAGAGCAGATGGCACCTGAAGGTCAAGGTGTACAGGATGTAGCTGATACATCTGGAGGTGGAGGTTCACAAATAGGAGTCGGTACAGCACCACTACCTGAAGAACAAGGATTTACAGGCAATGCACCTCAAGCAGTTGGTCAATAATAAAGAACTATACGAAGAATTTCAAAAGCACCTAGACGATTTAATATATATGAGACAACGCACAATGGAAACATCTAATGATGCTGTTATTGTGTATAGGCAACAAGGTGCAATAGACGTACTTAGGAAGTTAAAGTTACTGAAGGAGACAGTAAACGGTGGCTAAAAAACGTAGGTCCGACTCTAAAGGCAGATATAAAAGCCGTGTAGAAGAAGCTGATACATATAAGAATATACTCAGCACTCTTCCCGGAGTTGGAAGTGCGATGACTGCTGCTGAAGTAGAAGCTGAACTAAAAAAAGAAGAACCTGATTATGTAAAAGTAGGGTTGCTTGCAGGTTCAGAGATTATAGGTCTTATTCCGGGTTTAGGTGCAGCAGCTAAAACTGCTATTCGTAAAGGCGCAAACATGATGCGTCAAACGGAAGAAGTAGTAAGTAATATACCAAAAGTATCACAAACCAATAGAGACTTTAAAAATACTGTAAAAGGATATAAACTTTTTAGTAAAGGTGAAGATGGAAAACTTTATCCTTTATTTGTTGACGCTGATACAGAAGTACCTATAGGCGTTAATCTAAAAGCTG